CATTGATCCTGAGTTGAAAGCTTTGAATAAGTACTGCGTCAACCATGATTTCCCTGTTAATAGGGACCTGGTTGATCAGGCTGTTGGGGATTATTTTGATTTTATGGAATCAGCTTCTTATTTCACTGTTGATCGCCGGGTTTTTACTTTCGAGGAAGCTGTCGCGGGTCTTGAGAATGATCCTGACTTCGGTTCTATCGATAGATCTACGTCATCGGGTTACCCGTATAACACGATTCCTGAGCTTAAAAATGGGAAGAAAGGTTTCTTTGGCAGTGAAGGTCCTTTTGATTTTGATAATCAACATGCTGTTTCGTTGAAACATGATGTAATGGCTGACATTTTTGACCTTCAACGCGGTATTAGAGTCCCTGAGATATTTTGCGATTCTCTCAAGGACGAAACTCGACCGATCGAGAAGGTTAATCAGGCGTCAACGAGATTGTTCTCAGCTGGTAACATAAAGCTGTTGATAAAGTCACGTATGTATTTTGGTGCATTTCAATTGTGGTACGTTAAGAATAGGGTGAGGAATGGAGGTACTCTTGGTCTCAATCCTTATTCAGACGAATGGGGTGAGATGGCTAATATGCTGCACACATTTTCTGATGATCCTTTTATTGGAGCTGGTGATTATAGTGCTTTTGATGCTTCCGAAGTGCCGGCAATTCATTGGCGTATTTGCGACGCGATCAATGCTTGGTACAATGATGAACGCCTTGGTTAGGAGAACCCTTTTCTTTGAGTTGGCACAGTCGCGCCATTATTTCAAGGGTAGTGTTTATGAATGGTCTAGTTCTCTTCCTTCAGGCCATCCTTTGACTTCCTTGATTAACTGTATATATAATCAAGTTGCTTTCAGAATGTGTTGGATTACTCTTTTGGATTCTGTTCCGGTCGCTATGCGTCCTGAACGTGACGAGTTTCACAATCATGTTGTGCTGTTTGTCCACGGTGACGACAATTTATTTGCCGTTTCGGATTGGGCAGCTCAGTTTTTCACTATGGACTTTATACAGTCTGCCATGGCAGAGAATCTGGGTCTTCAGTACACAGATGAGACTAAAGGAGACACTATAAAGGGCTGGCGGAGTATCACTGATGTTGAGTTCTTGAAACGTTCGTTTAGGTACGACGACAAGCTTCAACGCTGGGTTGCTCCATGGCGTCTTACTGCGCTTCTTGAGTGTTTAAACTGGACTCGTAAGGGAGATCAAGCTCTCCAGATTGTTTTTGACAAGGTCCAGCTAGCTCTTAAGGAACTCAGTCTCCATGAGAAAGAAGTCTTCGACTATTGGCATGCTCTCATATCGAGGATGTACTATCTCAAGTTGGGACGCCATTCTCCTCCTTCTCTTCCGGTTGGTTATCGCCGTTGCCAGTCAATGGTCCTTGACCAACCATTTTTCCTCTATTAGGGGACCCCTGCCCAGGGGTTGATCTGACCTGGGCTGGGTAGTTAAGATCAAGGCTTATGCCAAAACAATCGCAAAACTGGTCATTTTGCGAGGCTTGTAGGACCCTGGCGTGTGGGTTGCGAATCGCGTCAGTATTAGCAACGTATGTACTGGATACCCATTGTTTGTTAAAATCCTTATAGACAGTTGAGGCTTTACATATATGAACCGGTTTCTTATTTAAGATTACTATCAGGCGCCATGGAGCGGTCCTCCTAAAGCCAGAGAACAGGTTCGCTCTTGTAGTTTAATCCGGCTGCAAGAAGTTAAATTTTGGATTGCCGAAAATACAAACAATAAAGACCAACTGTCATCGGCTCCTGAATCGACGACAGCTGTAGTATCTTCTTCAGGACCAGGTATGGAAATCCAACAATCAGCTACGACTACTATGGTTGATGATGCTGTCACTTCGTCGTTTTCGATGGTC